TGGTCTTCCCTTGGGGGACCGAAGCTGAGCTTCGGCTCAGTATGCACACTCTTAAAGTGTGACGCAGCTACCGGAAGTTGTAGCTTACATACCAATTCCTAAATTTTCTCTCCAGAATCCGTTAAGATTCATGGTTTCCAATTCAGGCATTGTTTTCAAGTTCGATTATAGTGGACTTGCAAACACTCCCATCATATGGTTGATGGGCACCATCAGATTTGAATGATCTGATCAAACATTTTTTTTTTTTTTTTTTTTTTACCTTTTTGAAGAAAGTAAGAGAAAAAAGCTTAACGCAAAAACTAATGTCAGCGGTTTAAGAAGAATACTCAAAACACTGATTAAACCTCCCCACATCGGAGATTCCCCAAAAGGGTACTTCTGCCAATGGTGGATGGCCGCAATAACTTCTGGGTTCGTAGCCCCTATTCCATAGATCTTCACAGAGTTCAGATCTTGATAGAAGTAGGGACCAGTCTCCGTAGGTATACTGCTTAGATATATATACAATAGCCATAGAGCAATGATAAAAAGACTAGCCAATATCGCATAGTAATGATCGTCGAGAATGTCCGTTAAGACATTCGCCCTGACAGTCTTCTCCACAGGAGTTGTTTCCGCCTGAGTCTCCGAGCACGGAATCTCTTGTTCGCCATAAATAGGAAATGATTCCGATGATGGTAAGCATTGCGGGCAACAACATTCCAGGGGATGAGGCATTGCCATAGGCAAAAGGATGATTACGATTATAACTTATACTCTTTGACCCGTCTCTGTAACTACCTCCGTTGGCGAATTTGTGAATATTATCACCGGATTCCGTAGAATGTTTTTGATTTGAAAAGATCAAATACGCAAACAATCCAACGACACCGATTCCGGCGACAATTGGCCAATACTTATTTGGCCTTGAACCAACTGTGGTCTTCATCCGGTTTTGCAGAATAACGATGAGAGTTACTCGCCTTAGAGCTCAAGTCAATATCACCTGTCAGGAATGCTTGACGAATTTCCGCGTCGGCCCTGATGATTAACTTCGACTTATGTCTGCTCAAAGCGACTAAACGCAAATGCTTATCTGCTAAAGCTTTCCGGTCTTCGTTCCTTAGGAATAAAGTCACTGAATCGAATTCTTTCCCTTGCACATCAATTGCCAGGGCACAATCGTACCCGCAATCTTTCACATCTCGAACTGTATCGACAGTAAAAGCGATATTTTTCTCCGTTTCATCTGTTTCGCCATCGTAATCAGTAATGATCACTGTGTCCCTTCCACCCTTTGAAACCATTCTGTTACCCTGCTTGCTGCAAAGCGAAGCAGTCTCTTGTCCCAAACGATAAGTCGTCTCTGATCTGTAGATCACCGGCAGAGTTAAATACTCAATACTGGAAGCAGTGGTGGCTTTTCCTTGAGCTACATCCCCGACTAACAACACCATAGAGGCTCTGAGTCTTCGTTGTAACAACAGGATTTCCGCGCTCTCAGCAAGTGTATATTCATCTATGATCAATAAATCAGACGTTATCGGAACTGCAGAAAGCAACAGGTCATCTAACCCGTAAACGCCTTCAATACCAGAATAGTCGTTCATTAAGGCAGGATTGGCCAAAGCACAAACAGCCGGAAATTCACCTTTGAGCAAAGTACGCACAATGGTTGATTTTCCTGAGCCAGGAACTCCAGAGATGATTCCCGTAAGGAAGTCAACTGCTGGTTTCAAAGCTCGTACTAGGAGTAACTTACGCTTCAATCGTTCACGTTCTAGGGTGCAGGCTCGCGCCATACATTCCTTTAGATGTTTGTCATACAAGGATGCGAGCTTAATCATTTCAAAGAAATTTGATCTAGCTCTGAAATACTGTCGACCAGTGTACTCAAAATCAGATTTAAGACAGGTTTCATGCACAAATTGCTGAAACTTGTTAATTAATTCCGATCTACGAGTATCATTCGCTTTGAACTTATCGGCCAGATTGCTTTGCATTTTCACAGACTTGGGCGTCTTCTGCTTTTGCTTAGCTGCTTCCTTAGAAATCCCAGTATAGTTCTCACTCACATTTTCACCCACTTGAGATGATCCCTTAGTCCCGCCTTTAAGGTCATTGGGCCCACTCGGTTGAGCAGGTTTTTGGATTCTTTTCTTCTTGGACTTCTTAACGTTGGGTTTCAACTCAGGTCCAGGAACTTGTCTATCAGAGGAATCCAATTTGGATTTGGCACCATTGTCAACGGACAATGGAGTCTGATCGGCAACTCCAGGAACTTGTCTATCAGAGGAATCCAATTTGGATTTGGCACCATTGTCAACGGACAATGGAGTCTGATCGGCAACTTTCAGAGTTTCCTTTAATTTAGAAGTAGAAGAACCGTCACCACCCATTTCCTGTCCAGTCGGAACTTTGGGAATCGTCGAGTTTTCAAAAACACCTTTCACTGAATCAGTTCCATTTGTTTTCTTTTCCTCAACAGTTTTCGTCATGTCCATGGCTAAAGTCAATACATCTAGTTAATGCGTAAAAAGCAAAAACTAAAAGCAAAAGAAAATAGATAAACAAAATAAATAAGATACATATGTACATCCTTTTACCGCTTCGACAGCAGGTCACGCTTCCTCGGCATCTGGAATGATCCATTCCAAAGCGAGTTCACGTTCGAAAGTCTTCCTGGTATACACCGGGAGTCTCGCACTCTGTAGGTCAATCAACACGTATTGATAATGCAACGCACTATCCTTTAACGGTTGAACATCACGAAGAGTGAGATTCTCCGACGGTGCCTGCGCCGGGGGAGATGGGTTAGTTGTGGCTCTTTTCGCTCGGTTAAGTTCTATATCGCGATTGTTGTGCGGCTGATCCGTAAGACGAGAGAGTCTAGTCAGTTCAGCGATAGTTCGCTTATCGAGACGAAAGAATTTTGGCGCAGGAAGATAATTGGGTGAACCAATTTGTCCCCTAGCACCTGCAAACCGTCTGTCTACATCAGCAGGTAGATCACGATCTAACGCAGCTAAGTATTCAGCGACTTGCGACCGAGAGGAAGCAACGCTAAAGTTGATACCACGTAAATTGTCTAGAAATTTATTCCAGGCTTCTACGTGGACCCACCAATCGTCAAATACTCCGGCTTCCACAACTTGTGTATCCCATTGATCCTCGATGTAGTGTCCTCCACCCTTAGCAGTCAAAGAAACGTTCGGCATACTGTGAAGCGGTAAAAGAAATGCACTAATAAGATAATATATATTTAGTATAGCGTCGAACAACAACAGGGTTGTTCCTTTTCTTTTAC